TTCCGATGTCCGCGAGCTTCTTGGCCATCTCCGCGGCGCCGGTGATCGAGAAACCCGCCCCCCCGGCCACGCTAGAACCTCGCTCCCTGGCCCAAAGCGGCGGAGCAGGCGTCCCCCTGGCCTCGCTTCCGTTCGTCTGTCTCCGGCTGGCAGGCGGCCCCTGCCCCGGCCTCGAAGCTAGCCGCGATTCCCCGGAGCCGACGAGCGACGAACTCGGGCTCGCCCTCTGCTTCCTCCCGGAGGATCTCGGCCAGCTGGTGCGTCAGCCCCCAGACGACCGCCGGGAAGTCGGCGAGCCGGACCGTGAGCCGGTAGGAGATCGAGCCGACGGCGCTCATCCGGCCGCCTCCTCGTCGTTCGCGGCCGCTGCCGCTGCCGGCGACTCGGGCTCGACCGCCGGCCGTGAGATCCGCCGGGCGATCCGACGGAATGCGGCCGCGCGCTCGACCTCGTCGGCGACCGCACCGCCGATGTTCTCCCAGCGGAACCGCGACTCCTGAGCGAGCCGGTGCCCGCGGAGCGCGTAGGTCTTGCGGTGGATCTCGCTCCGGTAGAGGTCGTTGAGCGCCGCGGCGAACTCGTCGACATCCGGGACGGCGCCGATCGTGTGCGCGTTCCGGAGCGGGGCGTTGCAGGCGAGGGTCGGGCAGCGGACCTTGACGGCCGCATCGCCGACCCAGGAGCCGAGACCGCTGAACCCAGAGACGACGCAGGCGACCCGGCTCGCCATCGCCTCGAGCGCCGGCAGGCACCAGCCCTCGCCCTGCGTCGCCGTCGCAAAGACATCGAGCGCCGCGTAGGTCCACGCCATCATCTCCGCGTTGTGACCGTGCTGGATCTCGAGCTCCTGGAGCAGGACCCGGTCGACGAGCCCATAGTGCTTCGCGAGCGACCGGACGTTGTGACTCGCCTCGCCGGTCGGACCGATATGGAGGTAGAGGTAGGCGTTGTCGATCGCGTTTGTCTTGACCCATCTCGCGAACGCGGCGATCAAGAGGTCGATCCTCTTGCGCTGCTGATTCCGCCCGACGTAGCCGACGATGAACGCATCGGCCGGGAGGCTCTTCGGCAGACCGAGCTTCTCGCGCGCCTCGACCTTGTCGCGCGGCCGGAAGTTCTCGACGTCGACGCCGAGCGGGATGACTTTGATTGGCCCTGTGTAGCCGCCCTCGCGGAGCTCGTCTTTGGCGAACTCCGTCCAGACGATCACGCTGTCGAGACGGTTGAGCGGCTGACCGTGCTGATTCATCGCGTCGACCGCGAGGTAGCCGATCATCGTCGGCGCCTCGACATCGGCCGGGAGGATCGCGTCGAGGTTGAACAGGTATTCGTTGACGTTCCAGGGGTCCTGGACGAGTACGACCGCGTCCGCCTTGACGCGAGAGACGATGTGCGGCAGCCGGCCGATCCCGGAGCGATCGTCACCCTCCATCGGGTAGTTCGGCACGAGGATCGGGTACGGACAGTCGCTCGGGTCGCCGAAGTGGCTGATCCCGAGGACGGTCGTCTTGTGACCGCGGTCGTAGAGCGCCTGCGCGATCGCGTGGGTGCAGTGGGCGAAGCCCGTCGAGACCTCGGCGTCGCCGACGACGATCACGCTCAGGGGCTCGCGCTCGCCGAGGTCGACGACGACTCGGTTGCGTCCGGCGAGCTCGAGCGCGCTCTTGACGGCGACGATCGAGACGCTCGTCGTCACGAACTCCCCGCCGTTCCCGAAGCCACCGACGTTCAGGTGGACGCCGAGACGATCGTAAGGTGGCATATCGACGAAGACGTCGGCGATCGACTGCCCGATCCCGAGGTCGAGCGGGAGGACCTCGTGGCCGGCCGCCGAGAGCTCGACGAACAGCTGCTCCAAGTCGCGCTCGCGGTAGAAGCAGAGATCCTCGGCCTCGAGCGTCCGGTAGCGCTTCAGGAAGTTGAACTCTGTCGTGTGGACCGCGACGCCGCCGACGCGCAGGCAGTCCATCGAGGCGAGGATGAAGTCCATGCCGGCCCGGATCCCGCCCAGGTGCTCGAGCGACCCGGCACTCCAGACGAGGTCGAACTCGGCCTGGCGGAGATCGTCCGGGATCTCGCGCATGTCGACCGGGCGGAACTCGATCCGCTCGGCGGCCGCGTCCGGGTCGATCAGCTGCGGGCGCGCCAGGTCCGCGACGCTCGACGAGCGCTGGCCGGTGCTCGCCCACTGGCGCTCTCCGCCCTCGCCGAGATCCGTTGCGACGACCCTCGCGCCGGCCGCTGCGAAGAAGGAAGGCAGCGGTTCCTTTCCGCAACCGAAACCCAGGACGCGGCCGCCGCCGCTCGGGAGGAGATCCTTGTAGACCTGAGCGATCACCGCGAACTCCCAGAGCTTGCGGTGAATCTTGAACGGCTCGCCGAGCTCGTCAACGCGCTCCTTGAACCACGGCTGGGCGAAGTCCGCGCCGCGCACGCGGCTCGACCTCTCGATGATTCTCATGCTGCGTCCCTCCGTACCTTCATGTAGGCCCACTCTCGACCGCGCCACGACGGGAAGCCGTAGACCTCGGCGCGCGGGTTGATGACCGACTCCTCGCCGACGTGCTGAACAAACGACGGCGCTGAGGCGAGGAAATTGTCGACGCCGCGCGCAGCCGCCCAGCCTCCGATCGCGAGGTCGTAGATCGCGCAGCCAGCCGCGTGACCGTACGGGTTGCCCTTGTCAAGCCAGCTCGCGATCGAGCGCGCATCCTCGGCGCGGACCGCGAAGGCCTGTGTGCCGTAGAAGCCGCGGACCGGGTAGCTCCACGACGTCTCGCCGCGGTCGGCCGCCTCGGCAACCTCGACATACGGACAGCCGAAGACGTAGAGCGGGCACGCCTCGGTCGCGTGATCGTCGAGCCACGCGCCGACAGAGTCGAACAACTCGTCAGAGACCTCGACGTCATCCTCGAGGAGGAGAACCCAGCCGGCGCCCGAGTCGGCTCCGATGCGAAGCGCGGCGGCGATGTTTCTGTCCGCGCAGCGGTCGGCTCGGGCGCGAGCGAGTTGAGACGCGAGCTCGTCTTGAGCCCGCCCGCGAGGAGGGACAGCAACGTCGAGCGCAGGTAGTTCCGCCCGGCGCCGCGATCGATCGTCGGCATGACGACGGCGATGTCGCGCGTCGCCAGGAACGGAGCGATCATGACGCTCCGCCTCCGATCGCGACGACCGTGACGTAAGCCGCGGCCGCGTCCGGGTCAACGAAGCCGCCGGCGTCGAGGAGCGGCCCCGTCTTCCCGTCCGGGAGCGTGATCCGGTCACGCGGCCCGATGAGGATCGGCTCGAGGAAAGTGATTCTCGCAATCTGCGTCACGACCTCGCCGTCGCGCCGGCGAAACGTTCGCGCCTTCGTCGACACGATCGCCTTGCGCGGAACCGCGGCTGCGTAGGTCTGCTCGCCGCGCGACGTCTGGCTCGCCCAGACCTCGTGCTGAATGGTCGCCTGGAGCGACTCCGTCACGCTGTTTGCGATCCCGACCCCCATGCGGACGATGTCTGCGAGACCGGCCACGTCACATCGCCCTGAAGAAAGGAACCTGTGAGAACGTCTTGAGCCAGATCCACGGGATCATCGCCAGGATCTTCGACGGGAGCGTGAACGTCTTGACCTCGCCCAGGTCGTCCTTCCACTCGAGCTCGACGACGTCCGCCTTGAGTCGCTTCAGCCCCATGTCCGCGACGGGGTTCCCGTCGAGCGCGGTCGGTGAGCTCTGGAGCTCGGCCGCGAGGACCAGCGTCGCCCGCTCGATCTCGATCGGGATCGTCGTCGGGTCGAGCGGGAAACCGGAGAGCGCGACCAGCCCGATGCGAGGGAACGCGAGCGCCTGGCCGGCGTTCGCCGCGAGCCCGTCGAAGTCGAGCAGGCTGATCGCCCGCGAGGCCGTGATGATCGAGCGGTCGATCTTGTCGTCGTCCGTCTCCGCCTCCCAGAGCACGGCGAAGCGAACGTCCTCGTCAGCGAGCGCGTCGGCTCGCTGACGAGTGAGGAACGAGTTCGAGCTCGAACTGCCGACCGTGGCGACGATCGTCGGCATTGATCAGCCCTTCTCCCCACGCTTCACCTTGTACCGCTGAGACGTACCGCTGGCATGGACGGCGACGACCGGCTCGACCGGCTCGACCGGCTTCTGCTTCGGCCGGAGCCGGTCGGCGATCTCCGCGTTCGCGACGCGCTCGTCGATCGGCGTCGGGCCGACGAGGAGCCGGAGCTTGGAGAGCTCCGCCTCGTTGAGCCGCACGAGGTCGCCGGCGCGGTACTCCATGATCTTCGCGCCCTCGATCCGCCGCCACTTCCCGTTCGCCATCCGGTAGAACTTCCTGCCGTCATCCGCCATCGTTCTCTCCCCTCCCGGTCCCTCGTTTCAGTCGCGGAAAGCGCGACGGCTCAGCCGTGCTTCTGACGCCAGGCGACTGCCTTGTCGGCTTCGGTCGTTCCGGGCAGCGAGATCTTCCCCTTGAGCGCCTTGACCTCGCCCTCGTTGAGAGCGACGACGTCGCCGTGCCGGTAGTGCTTGGACTCCTCAACGCCGACGGCGTTGCGCTCGGTCCGGCCGTACGAGCCACTGGTCAGAACGTAGGCGCCGGCCGCGCCGATCTCCTTCGCGTCCGCCTTCACTCTCGCGGCATCCACCTTCGCCTTCAAGTCCCGCTCGTGAGCAGGGGTCATTTCGGTGCTCCTTCGGCCGCAACTTCGTTGTCGGCCTTCGCGGTCTTCGGTAGGAAGGGGTTCCCCCGCGGTGGCCAGCGATAGGTGTGGAGCGTGTCGCCGAGCTCGTTCTCCGTGTACACGACGTCCCAGTCCTGCGGGATCAGGAGCGTCGCCTCGACGCGGCGTTCGTGAACTGGCATCGGCTCGTCGGCCGCCTGGTCCGGGAGCCGGACGTAGCGCATGACCGTGATGATGATCCCCGGCTCGCGACCGTCACGAACGACGGCCGGCGAGCCGGGAAAGATCGTCTCGACGTACAAGTGCGTGCAGGGAAACGGTTGCTCGAAGAGCGTCCCGTCCTCGCGTCGCTTCTGCGCTTTCACGCTCGCGAGCAGAACGGGCCGTTTCCCGGCGCGCTCGATGAAGTGCTGCTTGTTGGCGTTGCTTTCCATCAGATCAGTCCCTCCCTTGTCAGTCCCATTCCTGGTCTCGAGGCGGCCGCGATCAGACAGTCGTCAGGAGAACGATGCCGGTGTCGCCGTTGATGTTCGACTTGACTCGCGGGACGACGCACGCGAGAGCCATGTAGTCCGTCGCCCAGCCGGACGGGTCCGCCGGGTACGACACGACGGCGGGCATCTGCCCGACGATGATGTCGAACACGTCGTTCGTCTCCTGGTAGACGAGCACCTTGCCGGCGGGCAGCTTGGGCGCCGTCAAGATCTTGGCGATGATGTCCCTGCGCGCCAGGACGCGCTCGTAGATCGTGCCGCTCGTCGCCGACTTGTAGTCGTCGGTGAGCTTGTTGCTCTCGCCCGTGCCGGCCGCGATCACGTACGGGCCGTCAAACCCCATGCCCTGGAGGTCGCCGACTGCGTTCATGACGTCGGTGAGGATGTCGGCTCCGTCGTGGCCAGCCGCCGTCCAGAGCTCGTTGTCCTTGTACTGCCGAACGGTCGCCGCGCCGATCATGCCCGGAGTGGTCATCCCGTTGACGGCGATGGCTCCGTTGATGAGAGCGTCCTCGATCGCCTCGTTGTCATTGCGGATCGCCTGCTCACCCGCAGCGGTGTCGAGAGGCGTGCCGTTCTGCTCGGCCGCAGCGAGCTCGCGCGCGTTGAAGCCGAAATCGTCCCATGTGACGTAAATCGGGACGGAGAACGGTTCGTACTCGGCCTTCTGCTTCTCGCCGACCCCGGGCAGCATGCCCCGCTTGGCAAAGCCTGCCTCGCCGAGCCGGTGAGACGTCAGCATCAGCGTGCCGATCCAGTTGGGCATCGGGACGCCGAGACCGGCACTGAGAGCCGAGTCCACGAGGACGAGCTTGGTACGCCTGACCTTGGTGACCAGCTTGTCGATCTGTTCGCCGGAGTTCTTCGGCATGGGCGTTGCGGCGCGGTAGTTCTTCACCGAGCCCTGCTTGGCCAACCGGCTCATCACTGCGTTGGGAAGTTCGCGGATCTTGTACATCAGATGACCTCCACGCGGACGCGCTTGGCGACAGTGGAAGGGACCACGGCCTCGAGCGCGAAACAGAGACCCACGCCGCTGGCGAGCGCCTTGAAGCGGCCATCGCCGTTGGACTGGAGGCGGGTGCCGATGACGAGGTTCTCGGCCGAGGGAACCAGGACCCAAGCTTGATCACCTGAGCGGAGATGCGCCGCCTTGACGGTCTCGCCGTCGGCGCATGCGTCGGAGACTCCCTTGTTGAGCTCCCCGTTCTCGAGGAGCAGGATCATGCCGTGGACGGGACCGTCTGCGGTCCCGTGGACGTTCCACTGCGGTGTACCGTCGCCGTCGGCCTCCATCTGCAGCAGGTAGCCCGGGATCAGAGCGGCGCCTGCCTCGATGTCGGTCGTCACCGGAGGATTCCCGGCGAGGATGATGGTGTTGGGAGCGCGCTTCGTGATCGCCATGATCAGTTCGCTCCCTTCGTCGCCGCCAACGGCTGAGCGTTGGCGTCGAGCCCCCAGGCGTTCGGCGGTTCCGCCGCGGCCGCTGCTTCGCGGGTCACGACTCCGCCCTTGCCGATGTAGTCGGGCTCGGGGTTGAATGAGTCGAGCAGGGCGGCGATCGAGACCAGCTCACTGGTCTCCTTCGCCGACAACTGCTCGGGCGTGAACGCCTTCTGCTCCTTTGCAAGACGGACGAGTAGCGCGTCGCGCTCGTCCTTCTTGCGGGAAGCCTCGCGCTCGATGAGCTCCTTGACATCCGGGAACTCGGCGAGCATCTCCTCGCGCGTCAACTTCACCTGGGCGGCCGGAGCCGCTGGCGGAGTCGGAGGCGCGGTCGCGGTGGGCGGGACGGCGGCTGCGTAGCGCGCGTCGAGAGCGGTCAGCCGCTCCTCGCCGAGCGCAGTCAGCGCGGTCTCGCACTTGAGCTCGGCCGGCAGGCTCGTGTTGCCCATGAGCCGTCCGACCAGCTCCTTCAACTTGTCCATACTTGGACCCTCCTTCGTATGATCGGTCGACTCGGCAGGCTCGCCGGTCGCCTTCGCTGGTGTCTTGCATCCGCAGTCCACGGCCGCGGTCGCCGTTGTTGCCGAAGTCTCGATCTCGATCTCGGGCTCCGGCGCCGCGCTCGCGGTCACCGGCTTGTAGTCCAGATGCGGCTCGACCGCGACGGCGTCGTCGGCCAGAGCGACCTCTCCGTCGGCGCCGATCGAGTACGTCCGGCTGCGCAGCTCGTACCCGTTGTCGGGCGAGACCGCATAGACGACCGAGCTCGACTCGACGAACACCGCCTCGATCCAGTCGAACGCCGGCTCGACGCTCCTGAGCGCCGACCAGAGCTGCTGGCGAAGGTCATTGTCGCTCTGCCCGGTCGTGTCGGGCTGCGCGAACCGCGCGACGGGTCGCGCGCCGGAGAACGCCCGGAGCACTCGCGCCAGAAAACCTTCCTCACTACTCTTCACCTGGATCGCCTCCTCTCGTATCGGCCGCGCTTTCGCGGCGCGCGTCCCGCACCCCATGTCGACGCTGCAAGCGCCCTCGGCCCCGCCGAGCCCGACCGCCAGGTGGTCCGGGATCAGGTCGCGCCAGACGGCGTCGTACTTCTTCCCGCTCGGCGAGACGCCGGGCGTCATGTCGAGAAACACCCAGCAGCCGACCGAGACCTGGAGGACGTCGCCGGCCGCGACGCGCTCGACGAGCGCCGCCTCCTCCGGGCCGATCTCCGCCGCCTTGGCCGCGTCGAACCAGCCCTCCATCGCGAGCTTGCCGTTCTTGATCTTCGTGTTGAAGATCAGGCCGATGGCGTGCTGCTCCAGGTAGTCCGGCGTGTTCGTCTCGTCAAGGCGGACCGGGTGGTCCGTGATGATCGGCCGACCGTTCCACGCGGCGGGCGTCAGCTCGAGCTCACCGAGCGGGACGAGCTCCGCCCGGCCGCCGGAGCCCATCGCTGAGACGACCGCGTCGCCCACCATCGCGACGATCGGGACGACGACGTACTCGCGCCCGTTGAATGTCTCACGCCGGATCGCGCCGCTCGACGTCGCGGAGAAGCGGGCGGAGGCACGGACGCGCTCGCGGCTCATGGGAGCTCATCCATCCGGCCGACCTCGAACACGATCTCGTTCCCCTGGCCATCGAGCGGCGTCTTATGGAGGTTGTCACCGAAGGCGATCTCGTCAGGGATCCCGTCCGGGAACGCTGCGCAAATAACCCGCTCGCCGCTCTCGTCATCGCCATCATTCTTGACGCCGCGGAAGTGCTTGCAGCTGCGCTTGTAACACGACGGAGCTAGGATCATGCGGTCACCGACTCCTCTGCGCCCTTCCGCGTCGTGACGATCTTGGAGATGTACTTCTTGAAAAACGCTTGGTACGGCGACGGGAGCGAGAGGCTACCGCCGGGGTGCGTATAGGCCGCGAACGACTCCGCAAACGCCTCGCGGAAGCTCGTCGCGGCGTAGCGACTGACGTTGGACGCCATCTGCGCGCCGTACTGCCGCCAGAGACCGATCCACTCCTTCTCGGCAACCTTGGGCATGAACTTGTCGTAGTAAAGATGTCCGAGCTCGTGGCGGAGAGTGCCGATAACGGAGTCGTTGACGCCAAAGTCGCCTAGCGCCGCGATGTCCGGGACGTAGCGACGGCTCGTGCCGAATGCGAGGTTGATCACCGACTTCCCGTCAACGGAAGCGTACTGGCCGACAGCACCCTTGTTGACCACGCCAGTTCGGATGTCCTTGATGGAGTTGTCTGGCGAAAGCTGGAGGGAATCCAGCTTCATCTTCTTCAATCCATCGTACTTTCCAGCCAGGCGTTCCATCTCGGAGTCCGCCGCGGCGACCAACTTGTCAACCTCGGAAAGATCAGCCGCAGCGAACTCATCGACGCCGAGTAGGTTGCCGACGTCGATGAACTTCTCGAGTGTGTCGCCAGCCGCGTCTGGCGACAACTCTCCCTCGTTCGCCCGCGCGATGTCCTCCGGCGTCGCGAGCCCCTGACCGCACCGGCAGTTACTTATGACGATCCCGTTCGCTATAATCCAACCTGTCGATGATTGGAGGTCGTAGACGTGTCCAAGGAAATCGAAATCAAGAATCTCGATGATCTGATCGAGCGCTACCAGGCCGGAGCTTCGTTCTTGAAGCTGTCGAAGGAATCCGGCGTGGGAATCGATGTCCTCCGCAGACGCATGAGGCTTCGGAACGTCCCAATCCGCAGCGCATCCGAGCAGGAGTTCATCAAGTGGCGCGAGATCAAGAAGAGCGATGCCGCCGTCATCAGACAACTCGGAAACGCCTGGGCTGGCCGTCGAGGAAAAGTCGATCCGTTGGATCGAAAGATCGCGCGAGCTAAGACCCGATACGAGCGCCTTCTCCATCTTGGCGACTGGGAACACGAGCTTCTCGTCGCGCTCCGCTCTGAGGGCGCCGACGTCGCCCCTCAGTGGCCGGTCGGTCCCTACAATCTCGACCTCGCCGTCCGTGAATCGCGCATCGCCGTGGAGGTGATCAGCGCTCACCTCAAGAATCCGACTGGACGAAAGACCTTCACGGCTGCCGAGCGTCTTGAATACCTCTTCCACCGCGGCTGGCGCGTCGTGTTCGTCTATCTCCCGAAGCTCTCCGGCGGAAAGCGCGGAGTGAAGAGCAGCGCCAATCCCGACTTGCGAAAGATCGCAGAGAAGATTCATTCCTTCTCGCAACTCGCCACACGGGACCCAGCCGTCTTCGGTCAGTACGGGATGATTGACCGTGAGGCGAAGCCGGTGACCAAGAGCCGTATTGATCTCTCGCGCTGGACCAGAATAGGCGGCCTTTAGACCAGCTATGATTCGCCCCGAGATGAACGCTCCGGGAAGTATGCAGTTCGGCGCTTCACCCGGCTCGGTCGATCCGTCGGCCACGTCGAACGGCTCCTCGAACCCGACGATCTGGTCGTTCGCGTCGTGGTGCTCGTCGCGCTCCCTGCCGTCCATGTTCGTGATCCAGATGCGCTTGTCCTCGTTGGTCAGGTAGCCCTGCTCGCGGGCCTGGACCCAACCCTGCTTCGTCCCCTCATTAGCCGAGCGGTTCGTCTCGGTCCGTGCGATCGTCTCGGCTCGCTGGACGAGGAGCCGACGCTCGTACCGCTCGACGTCGCGCGCGCTGACGCCTTCCTTCCCAGCGTAGCGATCGAGCGCGGCCAGTTGGTCGAGCCGAAGCCCTACGCGGCTCTCGATCATTCGCGAGAGCCCGTTGACGGAGATCCCCTTGGAGAAGGCGTCGCTGACCATCGAGCGGACCGCCGCCTTCGTCCCCGGCGAGATCTCCTTGATGAGCTTTGAGCTCTTCTCGGAGGCGTAGGCGACGGCGCGCGGGTCGAAGCGGTTGAAGTCGAAGTTGACGATCGCCGGGTTGCTCCCGGTCGGAGTGATCTGGACGTCCTCGGCGGCGCGAGCGACGCGAGGAGGCTTGAACGAGCCGCGCTTCCTCGCGAGCCGCGCCATCCCGTTCGCTCCGTCGGCGAGCGTCTGCCGCGTCGTCGCCTCGAACCCGGCGAGCGCGTCGACCTCGGCCTCGGTCAGCGCGAGCTCGACGAGGCGGGCCATGCCGACCGCGTTGCCCATGGCGACGTTCTTCTCGATCGCCTTGGCGTCGATTCGCCCAGCGACGGAGCCCCACATCGCGAGCACGAGTGCGGCGACCGCGCCCTTGTTCTTGTCCGCGGCTCGGTGAACCACCTTGAGATCATCCGATCGGTCGACGGCGGCGGATCGAGAGGTGGCTCCCGCGGGAGCTGGCGCACCGTCGGGAGGCGCCTTCGTGTCACCGGTCTCGTTGCCGGTATCTCCGCCGCCGGCCGTGTCGGTTGAATTCGTGTTCGTGGTGCTCTGGTCCCCGGGGTCGGTCGCGTCGTCGACGACCTCGTTGAGCGGGTCGAACGTGTAGAACTTGAGCCGCATCTCGTCGTTCGTCAAGACCGGCCCCAGGCCCGCAGCGACCATCGCGGCGTTCGCAGAGGCGATCGACGAGACCGCGCTCGCCTTCTCGGTCTCGTTCATCTCCTCGCTCTCGGGCCGGGCGATCTGGTACGGCTGTTTCGGCGTCGTGAAGGCGCCGCGCTCGATCAGACGATCGACGAGCGGGCGGATCAGGACGGGCTCGGCGAAGGCGTCGAAGCGCGCCTGGATGACCGACTCGTAGTTGTCCTCGTCCTGTGAGCTCGCCTGCTCCGCGCGCTCGCTCCCGGTCAACTTGCGCTTCGGTATCCCCTCGGCGCCGGCGATCTGCTCGATGAGCGCCTCGACCGCGTCCTTGAACCCGGTGATCTGCGCCTGGAGCTGCTCGATCTCGACGCCCTGCGTCGCGACGTTGCGCTTGAGGTTGTGGTCGACCTCGGCCAGCTGCTCCTCGACGTCCTTGAGGAGATCGTCGATCTGCTTGTCGGAGAACTTCGCCGTCGGGTCGAACTTGATGTGCCGACCCGGATCGACCCGCTTCCAGTACGCCTCCGAGCCTCCGCCCGTCACCTTCTCGAGGTCGTCGAAGCGGTTCCACGGCGCGCGGAGCCGCGGCCGACCCTTGAGCTTGTCGTCGAGGACGCGGTCGGCGGCGTGGATAATCCGCGACCAGTGGACCTTCCTCCAGCCGAGCGTCTCGCCGCCCTCGACCGCGCCGAAGTCGATCTCGTAGAGCTCCGGCTCGGCGAAGCGCGGGTCCGCGCTCTTGGTGACGAGCTTCGAGACCCTCGCGCGGTCCTGGCCGTACGGCCGGAGGTAGAGAACGTCCTCCTGCTTGCGCATCTTCGGGAGCTCGGAGGTCAACGCCCCGCCTGCGCCGATCAGGATGACGGAGTACTCGCCGATCTGGGCGAGCTTATCGGCCCGGTTGAAGATGCTCCAGAGACCGAGCCGGCTTACGAAGGCTTTGATCTCACCCTCGAACGCCGTCTCGACGGTCGGATCGGGATCCTCGTAGACCTCGATCTTCGGGTCCCAAGTGTCGTCCGGAAAGACGTCGACGAGCCGCGCTGCGATCCCGCCTCGCTCGTAGCGGTGGAGATAGTCGGCGTAGGTGAGTTCGGGTTTGTAGCCGAGGGCGGTCTCGACGTTGCGGGCGCCGGCGAACGTCGCGCCGAGCTGCGAGGCGTAGAGGGCGCGCTGGAGGAGATCGCTGGCAACGCGCATGACGCGCGCGGCATCCGCCTTAGTCTGGCGGACACTCTTGGTTGTCCCCGCTGCCTTCGCCACCGATCCTCGCGGACCCGTTCCGTTTGGCGCTCGGGATTCGGGTCGAATCCGGCGTGAAGGCGGCCTCTGGGGCTCGTGCCTGGCGCTCCTGGATTCGGGATTATACCCTGATCTCGAAATTTAGCTATCTACGGTTGAAGCCGTCAATGTACGAGATAACTCTTTCA